TACATCTTTGTCCACTTGCCGACTGGAATCTCGTAGGAGCGATGGTTACAAAACATCTTAGGCATACGAGCCGCGCCCTTGTTGACCATATCTATCAGGTCTTCGTAAGCACCCTTCATAATAGTGTCGTCGTAGCTGTCAACGCCCCCGAACACCGAAGCGTATCCGCTGAACATAGACTTACCAGACTTCGAGAGCTTGATTTCGGCATCCTCAAAGGAAATATCTCGGCGTGTGAACATTTGTGCTTCCTTTCTGTTTTGAATCTTTGCCCATTCCTTATTTGCCCAAGTCTGACCTGGATCACCACCCCATAAGGCCCAGGCTATGCGACCAGCAGACGGATAACCTTCTTCGCCAGGACTAAAGCCTTTGCCCTGCTTATCTACTTCATGTCGAGCAAAGTAGGAAACCATTCGCCCTATTGTCTGCTCGCTCAAATTCTTTCTATTACTAATGTCTCTTGCTCTAGCAACGCCGACCTCTGTGCCGCCGCGACCGTATTCTTCGCGCCATTCTAAGCCTCGCTTGGCTTCTGCCGCCATCTCTCTTGTAGGTACAGGCATCGTCTAAGCCGCCATCAGCAAAATAATCTCATCATCGGTTAAGTTCAAAACGCCCTCGGCCTGAACTGCCTTAGCCTGGAGCCGCGCTTCTATACTATGAATCTTCACAACATTATTGATTATTATAGTTCCGCTGGCTAGTATTTCGCCAAGCTCTGAGGGCAAGTCAACGCCAATAATCGTTACAGCCGCATTTTTTCTCGGTTTCTTGTAACTGATGCGACCTGGAACCATCACCATTTCGCCTGTTGCGGTCGCGGTTACGGTTCCTAATTCGCTAATCGCTTCTATGCCACCTAGTGCTATAGATGCGCTGGCCTGGGCAGTTACTTCCTCGATCTCCGAGGTTAGCTCTTGGCCTATGACTACTTCAGTCTCGTTAATCTGAGCGTTGACCGTTCCGATCTCGGACTCGGCCTCTATTCCAGTTATGGAATAAAGTGTATTCGCTGAGAGAACAATCGTTCCCTGCTCGGCCTGTATCTCTGTCTGTATTGGTGCGCGTTCAAAGTTCCATGCGTACCAGTCTTCTGCAACCTGAAGGTATCCATCTTGACGCTCAAAAAACCATGCGTTCCAGTCTTCTGAAGACTGTATTTCCTCCGCTAGTGGTGTAGCGGTTGCGTTGGTCATTAGGCGATCCTAATTAACGCCGAAGCTCCCGCCGCTGGCAGGTCGATGGTAAAGGTTCCGTTAGTGCTTGAAATGTTCGAGCCGAAGTCAAAGGCCGCGACTGCTTTGTTAGACCGTGTGGAATTATAGATCAGGCAACCTCTCGCGGTGATCGTCGCGCTTGTCCACTCTGGGTCTGCAAAGGTTATGTACGCCTTGTTGCTCGCGATACCGCTAGCAAAGCCTGTAAGAGTATTGCCGCCTGTCGTGTAGCCGTTTCCGTTAGCCACTTCATTCGTAGATGAGTAGGCGGTCGTAGAGGCTCCAAGAGTCGCGGCATCGGTAAAAAGAGCGATCTTATAAGTGTCCGTCGAAGTATGAACGCCCTCAAGAATCTCTTGTTTATAAGAGGTGCAAATCGCTGTCGTGATCGCCATTTCTTACTCCTCTACACTTTCCGCGCTGGTGACATTCCCGCGCTCGTCGCGAATGAGCTTGATGTTCTTTTTTGTCGTGGTCTTGTCATTCTGAATTTCGAGGTCAATTTTGACTTCAGGAGTTTGAACATCGATTGTGGGGTTGATCGCAACATTGATAGGCCGTTCCTCTTTTTCCATTAAGGTTCTAATTGCCGTTTGCATCTGCTCGTTACTCTTAACCATCAAGTCGGATAACTCATCGGCCCTTGTCTCGACTGGAGCTTGCCCGAGTTGGTCAATTGGAGCTAAGTTAACCTGAACTGTAAGAACGTCTGCGCCCTCTACTGGTGGCATATTCTCAAGTTGCCGCCACTCGTTTCTGGTCATAAGGCCGTTTTGCACCGCTTTGGAGCCAGCTTCTAAGCGTTCTAGGTAACTTCCCCTAAGAATCGCCTCAAGGCTAAACTCAACCGAATAGAGTTCCCGCTGTCTGGGTGTTAAGACTCTGCGCTCGATGCATTGCTCAAGACTCTCAAGCATTGGCCTTAGACGGAACTTGTAGAAACCCGAGATGATCTGGTCGATACCCGTCCCCCAGGTCGTCGTCTTTGCCGTGTCGTTAATCATCACCGAAGGAATACCGAACCAGCGAGCAATGTCTTCGACCGAGAATCGACGGGTTTCCATCATTTGCAAGTCTACGGGAGAGAGACTCAACGCCTCGAACTTCGCCCCGGCCTCTAGCACTAGAAGATCATCTTCTGATCCTTCGACTAGGCCAGAGTAATTAGCCCTGATTGCGTTCCTCTGCTCGGCAGTCAAGAGCTTGTCGATCATAAAGACCCCAGGCCGCTTGCCTGACTTCCTAAATGTATTCCTTGAATGGTTCTGCGCGTCAATCGCTAGACCGACAGACGACCGCATATAGTCAAGGCGAGACATGCCAATCGTGCCGTTACCCTTGTCTTTCCAATGCAAAATCGAGTTCTCGTTGTAAACGGCGATCTGGCCCTCGTAACTGTACTTGTAGATCACCGAACGGTCTTTAAGCACCTCGACCTCGACCTGATCCGAGGACAAAGGCCACATTTCGATGACTTCCCCTGCGTCATTCCTGACCAGCCGCGCATAAGCGTTGCCGCGCACAAGGTAATTCAGGGTCATGTATTGCCAGAATTCGACCGAGGTATGACGACGATTGGGTGAGGTATGTAAGAGGTCGTATAGCTGAGTGTCCCGCGCTAAAGTCTTGTGGCCTTCTGGCCCAGTTGCTTTTCGGTAGACGAATAAAGGAAGGCTTGCAATGTTGTCTGTAAGAAGTTCAACCGAGGCCCAGACCGCGCTAACCTGCAACGCACCGTCGATTCCGTAGTCCTGTGTTCGGTCATAGACCTTGGTAAAGGGTTCGCCGAACTGGATTCCGTCTTGCTGGCCTGTTGACCCAACATTCCCGAACCAGCGTCTTAAACTCTGAAAGAGGGTCGCCATGTTAGCCCTTTAATCTCAATGGCGTATTTAGAAACCCGTCTAAATCGCCTGAATCTTCAAATGTCTCTGCCATCGCTCGACCGAGAGCCATAATCGTTGCAACTGCGCCGTCGATTTTATTCTCGGGCCTTTCTTTTCGCGGATAGATATTATCCTTCGCATCTCGATGACAGACCACGTTGCTCATCATCCAGCCTAAGACGGGATCGCCGTTATGGTGAATCCGTTTTTGCAAGATAAGTGCCTCCAGATTCTTCATCGGTTCGCTGAAATTTAACACGGTCGGACGCATTTCGACCATAGGAACGCCCTGACTCATCATTCTAGTTGATAGTTGCGTTGCTTGGAATGGGTCGAACGGTATTTCAACCACCTCAAATCGAGAACAATCTTGCAGAAGGTCTTCTTCGATGAGGTCAAAATCAATAACTGCACCATCCGTAACCGACATTAGGCCCAGTTGCTCCCATCCCTGATACTGCGAGTTCTCCCCTCGGTCTACTGTTTCCCTAGGTAGGTAGTAGCTCCCAAACACATAAAAATGCGTCTTATCCTCGATTTGCCGCTTAAAAATGTAGATTTTCGCCGCAATGTCTATTTTTGAAGCTAAGTCTAGACTAATCCACGCTCTTTCACCCTCGAACTGGACTAACTCTTGATCGGGTTCCGCGCAAGCATCCCACGACCGCATATCGAGCCAGGAGCTATCTGCGTTGACCCACTCGTTCAAGTGCTTGGTCTTAAAGTTGTTCGCCGCGCTCGGCATGGTCATAGCCTTGGCCTGGAGAGCCGCGATAATGTCCGGCATGACAGAAACGCCGTGATTAGGGTTTGCCTTGATTAAAGACTTCTCGCTGGTCCAATCGTCGTCGTCATCCTCGGTGTTATCTAACCCCCAGATGATCCCAAACTGGGTTTCGTCTTTAGCAGAGCCGTTTAAGACCTTAACAAGAAATCCGCGAACCTCGTAGCAGATACCCGCCCGATTCGAGCCAGCAGTAGTGATAACCCATAAAAGCGACTGCGAGCGTTTTCCAATAGAAGTCTCGACTACATCGTAGACTGCTCGGGTCTTGTGAGCGTGAAGCTCGTCGATACAAGCGAAGTGAGTATTAAGACCGTCCAAGGTCGATCCTTCTGCGCTAAGAGCCTCGAACTTGCTCGCGGTCTTGAGGCAGTAGACGCTATGCGCCCCTATCTCCACGCCGAAGTGTTGCTTCAGGCCAGGAGTGCGCCTTGCCATGTTCTGAGCGTCCCCAAAGACGATCTTCGCCTGATCTCTTGTCGTTGCGAAAGAGTAGACCTCTGCGCCACCCTCGCCATCTGCCGCTAGCATATAAAGGCCAACTGCCGAACTAATCGCGCTTTTGCCGTTGCCGCGAGGAACTTCGATATAAACCCGCCGGAATCGACGATTGCCGCGCTGGTCTACCCACCCAAAGATCGTCGTCAAGATAAAGCATTGCCAAGGCTCTAGGATTATTGGTTGCCCTGCTAACGGCCCTTTGATATGCGGTAAGAGTTCGACAAACTGGCAAACTCGCTCGGCCCTAGCCTTATCGAAGCGATAAAGACCGCCTTTAGCCTTCCACCGCTTTAAGTCGTCTATCTGTCGCTGACAAGCCGCCCGAACAAACTTCGAGGCTAAGACTTTGCCGCTACTTACCTCTTTTGCGTATTTAAGCCCGATAGCACAATAGTCACGATCCATCGGCTAAACGCGCCCAAGGGTTATCGACCTCCACATCTGACTCCGCGACTACGCGACTACGCGAGGCCGGAGTGAAGCCCATCTCGCTCGCCGCCTTAAGCATGATCGCGGCTTGCTTGTTCATGTTCGTTAGGATTGGGTTCGTTATCCAGTTTCCGTGTGTCGTCTTGATAACTTGCGAGGTCTTAGCAAGTAACCGCTGACTTTCTCGGTAGGTGCCATAAGAAACAACCCAGACCTCGAAGTTAGAGCGATCAATCTTTTTGAGCAAGGATTTCGGAGCGTCTGCAATAGCATCGCGCCAAATCTGCTTCTGTTCCTCGTTAAGATGCTCGGGCGGGTCGGTAAGGTAGCCATGCGCCGCTATCTGGCGAGGGTTAGCCCTATCCTTGCGGAAAGTTCCCTGAACTATCTTCAACTCGGTTGGTTTTGGTTTACGGCCTCTCATGCTAGCTTTCCATTAAATTCAAATGTTGCAGTTAGTCTTTGATTGCTTGTGGTCCCAAACAAAACACCGTTTTTTGAGGTTCTTTCTACTCTACTTGGCTTTCTTACCATAACCCAGTATTTATTCTTTTGCAGTCCTTGAATAAAAGATGGGGTACTAGTTGTAATAGATACTCGAAACTTTTCATCTGTGTATTTTCTAGCGATCTGTGTAATTAGTCTTGTCCCTAAGCCTATACCCTGATAGTCTGGTCTGACAACTACTCTATGTATTCTTTTTAGATTTTTTACTTTTGGATGAGGGAAATGTAAAACGCTACACCATGCGGCGGGTACGCCTTCAATCTCGGCTATGTATTTATGAGCCGCGTTGTTATGTTCGGAACTCAAATAGTGAAAGTCCTTAAATAATCTCCATTCGCTCTGCTTTGCCTTTCTAATTCCAACGACGATTGACGGTCGTTGAAGCGACCTCCGGTAGAAACGATTTTCATTTGCATCAAAAACCCAATCTGGTTGTAGCCATTCTTCTATATCGTAATGACAAGATATGGCTATAAATTGTTTTTTGTTTCTACGAACAAACTTTTGTATTGCTTCGCTTCCTATCTTGGCAACTTGACGATCAACAACGGAAGTAAACTCATCATAGATAACTGGTCTATCGCTCTCTAAAATTAGTCGAGCAAGCTCTACTCTCATCTTTTGTCCATTTGATAGAACATGAAACGGTTTCAGCCAATCAGGAGGTGATGAAAAGCCTACGCTACTAAGAGCCTCAGTAATTTGTTTTGGAGAAAGAGACGAGGTAAAGTCATCAACAATAGAATCGGCCTTCCAGTCGAAGCCTTGAAACAATTCAAAGTCTTTGAATAAATTTTTAGCAATAGTTGTTTTTCCGGAACCTGACGCGCCAACTATTAGCCCTATATTCCACTCTTGATTCTCAATTGGAATATCAACGGAGAATTTTTTACTCCACTTATCAAAGTCAATATCAAACATCGACTTAATCTTATTAACTTTGAAAGAGTTTCCTATCTTATGTTCTATTACAAACTCTGAACTCGGCATTTATATCCCTCTGTATCTAGTTTGTTGAAAACCTTCTCTTGTTCTTGTTCGTCTACGCACTCAACTATTACATTAAAAACCTCGGCATAAGTTTCTTCTTTAAGCTCTTCTTCTTTTTCATCGAATAAACTTGCAAGCTCGTTAGAGTCAAAGCCTAGAAGACTTAAGTCGGCTCCCATACTTTCTAGGTCTGCGATCTCTATTTTTAATAGCTCTTGATCCCAACCAGCGTTAAGAGCTAATTTGTTGTCTGCGATGACATAAGCTCGTTTCTTAGCATCCGACCATCCGCTTGCGACTACTACGGGAACCTCGGTGTGTTCTAGCGACCGAGCCGCCATAACCCGCCCGTGTCCCGCAATAATCCCGCCGCCCTCGTCTATCAAGATCGGCATAGTCCAGCCCCACTCTTTTATCGAGGCCGCGATCTGCGCTACCTGCGCGTCTGAGTGCGTTCGGGAGTTCCTCGCGTAAGGAATCAATCGCTCGATGGCCCTGCGCTCTATCTTGTCTGCCGGATTCATCTATTACCCTTTAACAATTTCGACGGTACAAAAAAACGCC